AAAAAGAGCAAGAGTTTCAATCACAGTTAAATGAATTAAAATCCCAACTAGCTGAGTCAACAAAGCAAAACATTAAACTTCCTAAGACAGAAGAAGAAATAGATGCTTGGACAAAGGAATATCCTGATGTTGCAGGTATAGTTGAAACAATAGCAACTAAGAAAGCTATGGAACAGGCTAAAGACCTTGAAGACAGAATGAAGCAGATTAATGAAATGCAATCTGATGCTAAAAGGGAAAAGGCCGAAGCTGAATTACTAAGAGTTCATCCTGACTTTGAAGAAATAAAAGAAAGTGATGATTTTCACGATTGGGCTGAAGCACAGCCTAAATGGGTACAGAATGCTTTGTATGAAAATGAAGACGATGCTTCATCTGCTGCACGAGCGATTGATTTGTATAAATCTGATAAAGGTTTAACTAAAAAAGCTAAAAAAAGCAGTGCAAGCGATAAAGATGCAGCAATGGATGTAAAAGCTTCATCTGCTAGAACAAATGTCACTGACAATCAAAGTAAGGTATTCCGTGAAAGCGAAATAGCAAATATGTCGGATAAAGATTTTGAAAAACATCAAGATGCTATTTTGGCTCAACAACGAGAAGGTAAAATAATTTTAGATATGTCAAGAAGAAGTTAAAAAATTACTTGACAAATCTATTACTATAGTGTATAACTATAGAATATCAAACCCCTGTATGTATTTATACAGCTACGTTTAAACGAATTTCCAAAAGTAAATTGTAAAAGATCACTCTGCTGTATACAGCCCGAAGGCATTCGCACCTGTATTAAACTCAGACCTCTAGTACGTTGACAAAGGAATAATATAATTATGTCAATGGAGGATTATTATGGCATTAGGAACTGCGTTAGGTACAAGTCCTAACTCTGGTATTAGTAACCACTTAGATGGTGGTAACTGGTCACCAACAATTTTTAGTAAGAAAGCTCAAATTGCTTTCAGAAAAACTTCAGTAATTGAAGATATATCAAACTCAGATTATTTCGGTGAAATCGCTAACATGGGTGACACTGTTAAAATCGTAAAAGAGCCAGATATTACTGTAAATGCGTACACTCGTGGTACAGACATCACTAAACAAGCTTTAGATGACAATGCATTCTCTCTAATCATCGATATGGCGAACTATTTTGCGTTCTCCCTAGATGATGTTGAAGATGCACTAACTCACATCAATTGGATGGAGATGGCTTCTGATAGAGCAGCATATAAGCTTAGAGATAGCTACGACAGAGACGTACTTCAGTACTTAACTGGTTGGCAAAATGATAGCAGAAACACAACTGCTAGAGGAGTAAAGGCTAACTCTGGTGCTGGTACAGACGAACTATTAGCAGCTAATAAGTTAGACATTACTGACTTTGGTGGTGCTGAACTAACTGGTGGTAATGATGTAACTGCTGTTCCAATTAAGGCAGATGGTACATATACACCACTTACTGTTATTAACAGAATGAAAAGAGTACAGGATATAAACAACGTACCTGCTGAAGGCAGATGGTTAGTTGTTGATCCAGTATTTGTAGAAGCTCTAATGGATGAGTCTTCTAAGTTTATCAATAATGACTATGGCTCTGCTGGAGACATGCTCAGAAATGGTAAAATTGGAACTCAAGTTAGAGGATTTAGAATTTATGTTTCTAATAATCTACCTTCTGAAGGAACAGGTGCAGCTACAGTAACAGCCGCAACCGGTTCTGAAACTAACTTTGGAGTTATTGTCGGAGGACATGACTCAGCCGTAGCAACTGCTCAACGAATTAATAAAGTTGAAACAGTTCGTGACAATGATCACTTTGCTGATGTTGTCAGAGGATTGCATATGTATGGTGCTAAGATTCTTAGACCAGAAGCAATCGTTACATGTAACTATAACTTAGGTTCTGCGTAAGTTAATTAAGGAGAGTGGTGTAAAAACTGCTCTCCTCTTTTTGTTTTTTAGGGGAATTTTAAATGTCAAATATGTCTGATTACCTAGAGCTTAAAGTTCTTGATCACACACTTGGTACAACTTCATATACTGCTCCTACAGTTTATTTAGCTTTGTATACTTCTATGCCAACGGACAGTTCAGCAGGAACTGAGGTTGCTAGTGGTAGAGGATATGCTAGACAAGCAGTAGCTTTTAGTGCAGCTTCAAGTGGTTCAGCAGCAAACTCTGCCGTTGAAACATTTGGGCCAAACACAACAACAAACTGGGGAACTGTAACAGGTGCAGCACTTGTTGACAGTGGAACAATTGGTGCAGGAAATGTGCTATATTATAAAGCCTTTTCATCATCTCGTGCCGTTGTTGTAGGAGATAAAATTGAATTTGCAGCAGGGTCTATTACTGTAAGCATAGATTAAGGTAGAAGGTCATGGCTCTTTATGACCGAGCTTCCACAGAATATGATGTAAGCTACTACGATGGAAATTATTTTGATGAGACTTCATCAATAGCTTCAACTGCTACAGTAGGATTACCTGTAGCTTATTTAGTTATACCAACTAGTTTTGGTGCAAATAGTGTAGTTACACAAACATATTCAACTGTTACACAAATCATGGATGAGGATGTAGCAGTTCCGGCAATAGCAACATTAGTGCAAGCCCACTCAATGCTGTTTAGGCCGGGATTACTGTCATTAGCTGAATCATTTTTAACAGTTAATGAAGTAGCAACAAATTTAAGAATGGTCTTTGGCCCTACTGTAAGCTCTAGTAGTACAAGTACAGTAACGGCAGACGGAGTAGCAATATTCGATGGGGACTTTTCTGCAAGTATTGCAAGTTCTGTTTCTGAATCAGCTTTTCAGATACAAGCTGAAAGTTCATCACTAAGTTCATCGGCAACAGCAAGTTTTCCTACTGAATACTTAGTAATGACAAAGTCAATTGGAGCTAGTTCAGCTAGTTCAGTTACTTTACCAGATGCTTACTTAGTAATAACAAAATCAATAAGTGCAACATCAAGTACTTCAGCTACGTTGCCAACATTAAGCCTGATTAGATCAGGTGCGATAGACCCTAGTGTTGTAGCTCAAATATCTACTCTTGATGTTCAGTTATTAATTACACAGTCAGTAGATTATAATTCTACAGCAGGAATAACATTAACATCCAATAATATAAGTGTAATTCCATTTACACCTACATTATATGGGTTTGACGATATAATAAGTCCAAGCAACCTTGTTCCAGTTATTTATTATATCCCAACAAGTGCCACAGCTTCTGTTGTTAGCTTACCAAGCACAGTAAATGCAAGTTCTGTAAATGAAGCAACAACAACAGTAACTGGCACAGCAGTAAACGTACAATGACAACAGTTGTTTTAAAATGGCCTAATAAATCGTCAACAGACACAGCAACATTTGTTTCGTCAGAATATGGATTAGATTGGTCGGCATTTACGTCAACAGAAACAATTGTAAACAGTTTATGGAATTGTAGTCCAAGCTTTGATGCAAGTAGTGCAACTAAGAATTTAATTAATATATTTAGCGACATTATTCAATCGGGCAAACATACAAGAATATTTTTAGGTGGTGGCACAGCTAATAAATCATACAAACTGACAAATACAGTAACATTATCAGGGGGCAGTACATTAAGTAGAGATGTCTACATATCGGTGAAATAAATGAATTATTTACAACTCGCAAATGCTGTTCTTTCAAGATTAAATGAAACACAATTAACAGCTTCAACTTTTCCAACAGTTATATCAGGATTTTCATCTGAAGTAAAAGATGCAATCAACAGATCAATTGATGATATTAATACTTACCAATATAATTGGCCTTGGAACTTAACATATAGAAATGAAACACTGGTAGTGAAAAAGTCAAGATATTCACTTCCAGCAGATTATAAAATTGTAGATTGGGATAGTTTCCGTATTGTAAGAGACACTACACAAGGTGTTGACGGACATAAGCTATCCCAAATTTCTTATGGGGAGTATTTAAAACAATATTCTTACCAAGAAGATGCATCAGATCAAGAAGGTTCAATGCCGTACTATGTATGGAAAGGACAAGGAGATGAATGGGGTGTATCTCCAATGCCAGACAAAGCTTATGTTGTAAGATATGAATACTTTGCTTTACCTACAGATTTAAGTGTTTACTCAGATACACCAACAATCCCACCTAAATTTCATCATGTTATCGTTACAGGTGCAATGTATTACGCATATATGTTTCGTGAAAATACTCAAGCAGCCCAATTAGAACGAGATAAATTTTTAAAAGAAATAGAAAGTATGAGAGAGATTAATGTTAATTACACTCCTCATTTAGTTTCAACTAGAATAGCAGGTCGTGGCTAATGACTTGGAAAACGTACCCCGTTACATTTTCTGGTGGTTTAAAAGATGATTCTGATCCGTTATACCTAGCAGCACAAATGCCAGGGGCAGCGAGAGAGCTTACAAATTATGAACCATCAATCAGAGGTGGGTACACAAGAATTCAAGGCTTTGCAAAGTTTGACTCAAATACTGTAACAGGATCGGGTACTATTACGGGTGTATTTGTTTTTGGTGGAGATGTAATAACACAAAGAGCAGGAGACTTTTATAAATCAGGTGGTAGTGGTTGGACAAAAATTAATTCTGATACAAGAAGTAATACTACGTTTGCAAGAGGTGTAACGTATAATTGGGGTGGAGAGCAAAGAATAATGCTTTGCGATGGTGTTAACCAACCAGCTTTTTATAATGGAACAACATACACAGTATCAGCCGTAGGCGATTACTCTGCAATAAAACACATTTCAGAATTTAAAAACCATTTTGTTTTTGCTAAAGGAAACATAGTTTACATAAGTGATCCAAACTCCGAATTCGGTGTTACAAATGCAGCAACCTTTAATATGGGAGATGAAGTTACTGGATTGAAAGTATTCCGTGATTCTTTAATTGTATTTGGTCAAAAAAGTATTCAAAGAATTAGTGGAAATAATAATAATGATTTTGCTCTTTCTACTGTAACTGCAAATTTAGGATGTTTAGAACCAGATACAATTCAAGAGGTTGCAGGTGATTTAGTTTTTTTAGCACCAGACGGATTAAGACCTTTTAGTGCAACAGAAAAAAATGAGGATTTTGAATTAGCTTCTATAAGTAGAGATATACAGCCCCTACTCGACAATGTCAGAGATAATTTTGCATCTTTATGTAGTGTTGTAATAAGAAGTAAAAATCAATATAGATTATTGGCATATTCTAACGGAGTTACTTCAGCAGCACATGAAGGTGTTATTGGTGTTACTACACCAAATGTTGCTTGGCAGTGGAGTAAGATAAAAGGATTTAAAGCTAATTGTGCAGATAGTGGCTATGACTCAAGTGGTAATGAAATAGTCATATTTGCCAACGATGATGGTTATGTTTATAGAGCAGAGCAAGGGTCAACCCTAGACGGCTCAAACATAGAAGCAATATTTGCTACACCATATTTTATTTACGATGATGCAGAGCTTAGAAAGACAATATATAAGTCTAGGCTATTTGTAGACACTACAGGAAGTTTTTCTTTAACTTTAGGTGCATCATTTGATTGGGGAGAAGCTACACTTACACCTGCTGACGTAACAGTTGCAGAGACACAATCAGGAGTAGCTTTATATAATAATTCAGGAACAAAGTACGGCACAACAGGAAATAGTGGTTCTAACCTAGTATATGGTGCAGACCCTGATCCAGTTAAAGAAGCTGAACTTACAGGTTCGGGATTTAGTCATTCACTAAGATTTGTAACTTCAGACACAAATCCAGCATTTACAATGAAGGGAATGACTTTGCAATATTCAGTACAGGGTAGAAACTAATGGGAAATGGTTACACAAGACAATCAGCATCTAACATTGCAGATGGCAACGTAGTAGAAGCTAGTCACTTTAATACGGAGTTTAATGCTATACAATCAGCATTTGATAGTTCAGGTGGACATAGTCACGATGGATCATCAGGTGAAAGTCAACAGATAGTATTAACGTCAGGCTCAACGCAAGGAGTAACAGGTGTACTTCCGTTAGCAAATGGTGGTTTAGGGTTAGATGCTTCAAATAGTAATAATTTACCTAGCATACGAACTAGTTTAGGAATGGGTACAGCTAATGATTTAACTTTTAATGCTTTAACAGTTGGTACAACGTCCACACTGACAGGTAATGTTACTGTAGGTAATTCTGCAACCCTAACAGCAAATGGGGGTGTTATAGTCGATAATATAACGATTGACGGCACTGAGATAGATTTATCAAGTGGCGATCTAACTGTAGATGTTGCAGGAGATATAATATTAAACACAGATGATGGCATTGTTTCTTTACAGGATGATTCTGCTACTTTTGGCTCATTAGAAAATTCATCAGGTAACTTAGTAGTAAAGTCTGGAACTACAACAGCTATTACATTTAATGGTGCTGCTTCAACTTTTGCAGGAACACCTACATTTAGTACAGGTGCAATATTTAGTGCAGACATAGACTTAAATGGTAATATTGATATTTCTGGTAATACTGTTCTTAATGGTAATACAACTATTGGTGATGCTAATACAGACACAGTAACAGTAACTGCTGACGTAGCATCTCATTTAATACCATCTGACGATAGTCAATATACATTAGGTACTACAGACGATCGATGGTCAGCCTTGTGGGTAGATGCATTTACTACAACAACAGATTCAACTGTTGGTGGAGCTTTAACTGTAGCTTCTTTAACATCAGGTGCAATAA